GTCCAGGGCAGCATCCTGCCCTTGTCAGGGCAGGGCAGCAGCCTGCCCTTGTCCAGGGCAGGGCAGCAGCCTGCCCTTGTCAGGGCAGGGCTGCATCCTGCCCTTGTCCAGGGCAGGGCAGCATCCTGCCCTGACAAGGGCAGAGCTGCAGCCTGCCCTTGTCAGGGCAGGGCAGCAGCCTGCCCTTGTCAGGGCAGGGCAGCAGCCTGCCCTTGTCAGGGCAGGGCAGCAGCCTGCCCTTGTCAGGGCAGAGCTGCAACCTGCCCTTGTCAGGGCATAATTGCGATAGGGCCGGCCTGAAATAGGCCGGCCCTATATTTTCTTGTTAATTTTAGTCCATACTCGCCAACCGTCTTGGAGTTGGCGAGTATGGCGAGGGGACACGCTAAAGCTCTTTCAGTTCTTTCTTGACGCGTCTGGCAACTTCGCCTCTCCATGTGCCAGCGTTGGCCAAAAAATAGAGTACAACGCTTTTGCCGGAGTCATATCCATAGTTGTCGGTGACTTTGTCCAAGGCGCTCATGGCGTCAAGGTACGGTACGGCTGCGTAGTTCGGTTTGGTCCAGTTGGTAGTTATTTCTTCGGCGATCGTGTGAAGGGGTCGGGACATGAAAGTTTTCCTTTGTTAATGGAATGGGAATAGGACATCTAAATTCTTTTGAGCCAAGGACCAACAGATTCCACATGTATCGCAATTCCCTGGACAATCGACGGCAGCTGCTGCCCGCTTGTTGTGATTTCCCTGGTAGTCGGCAGCTTGGCCCGCATAGGCAATTGCGTAACCTTTTCTTGTTGGTGCTTCCATCCCAGGCCACATTGAAACAACAAGTGACATGTTCTTAGGCAGGGTACTGTGAACAGGCAGAAACTCGAAAGATTTTGTAAAAGCGAGAAAGCGGGTACCCGGAAACTCTTTCGCAATTTCAAGCCATTGATCAAGGTGATCTTGAGAGATGAAGTCGCCAGCCACATGAATGCGAAACAAAACGGGAGTGTGTTTAGAGAGATACGCCCGTACTTCAGCGAAGTAGCGCGTAGGATTATTCCGCAGGGTTTCGCTGTTGTCGTTCCAGGATTTAGAAACGCTTGGATAAGCTCTGAAAGCTTTCAACGCGTAACATGTTTTGATACACTTGCTACAGTTGGTGCAATCTTTCCCAGGGACAAGGGAGACGTTGGGAAGCTTGCCAAGCTTTGAGTTTCCCGGGGAGACGATCAATTGCTCCTCGTTTCGCAAGCGCCGACGCAATTACCGTTAAGGTCGTACAGTGCAGCGAGTAGCTCGGGCGCCTCAGGGATCTCAGCGCCTGTAAGTTTGTCGGCGAGTTTTCTGAGGATTCTGGCTGACTCTATGCCATGCTGTCCGTCAAAGGCAGCGTTAGCTAAATCAATGTCTATCAAAAGTTTCATTGGTTTTCCTCCCGAAACCAGGGCCCGTGTTCTGCGTATCCAGCACTGTAGTTTACCAATTTTTCAGCGCCACACCGGCAGACGTGGGAAGTGGTACAACCGCCATGTGCTCTTGGTTCGTATTCTGGTTCATCTGGGCCACGCATTGGATGTGAGTAGCAGCAAACTACAGTCTTGCGCGTAGTCCGGTGGAACCCGTCGGCACGTCGTGGGCATGTGTCTTCGTGCATGGTCGTTCTCCCAGGGTTGTTTGTGAAGCGTGTCTACTCCTCTATCAAATTCCGCTCGAATACGTACTGCTCAACGGTACCGTCCCCCCATTTCGATGCCCTATCTGGTGTGAGTTTGGCCTGTCGGCCCTGTTCGTCGGCATAGATCCAGTAGGGATCTCCCCAGGGTTCCCGACCTTCCCCGACCTTCGTTACGGATATGCGAGGTACCTTTTCTCCAGCTCCATCGAAATAGCCGTTGGCTTTTAGCGCTTCTTTCAAACTTGGCATTGTGTTACCCTCAATCGTGTTCGTGGACAAGTTCGGTCGTGTGGCCCAGGGTTTCCAAGGCGTCCAAGTCTTGATAACTTACGGTCAGTTTGCCGGTCAGTTTTTCAATGGCTTTTCCCTCGGGTCCGCAGATGTAGAGCAGTTCTTTTCCGTATACGTGTTTACGATAGTACATCAGATTCATCTTTAGCTCCTCGGTTGGATGGTAGCTGCCATCATCAGCGCCCCCGCACCACCGGGGTCGGACACCCGCATCCCTGCGGGCGTTTCGGCTTCCAAGTCCTCTCAGCGGTGGGCCTTGCAGAGGCGCGTGTGGTGACCAAGGTCAGTGTTTCTGCAACCCTCGATTTTGCATGTGTACGCAATGGCGCTGTGGACTGCAGCGGCCGGCTCAACCCCTTGCGCCACCTCCGAATATTCCTTTTCGGCTCGGATGATGGCGTCTTTCGCGGTTTCGTCGTGGACGACTACGCGGACCGAGTTGAATTGGACGAAAAAGGCGGGCATTGTGCTTGCTCCTGTGCGTGAATGGTAGCTGCCATCGTCAGCGGTGCGGCACCACCCGCACCGGACACCCGCATCCCTGCGGGCGTTTCGGCTTGCTACTGGTTACACCCGGTAGGTACGGAGTTTTGTGGCCATCTCGGAGCGGGATAAGTTTTGATGTCGGTGGATGGTCATTGTTGCTCTCCCAGGTTTATCGTGGTCGGCTTATCCCGACCGCCACTTAAAAGTATAACTCTGACCGTTAGGGATGTCAAGGGATAATTTGCCGTACAGCGAAAATATTTATCCTTGTCCCACATTACACGCCCGAAAGGACGATGTCATCTATAGAGCAGCAGGGGGACGACACAGAGGCGCAAGGGGGTAGGCGCAGTGGTGCGCTGAGAACGCAGGGTGGCTGGCCAACGCGCGCACACTCCCCCTAAAGGGGTCATGTTGGCTACCGCTGCGAAGCGCAGCGCCTGCGCTCCATGGGCGTCCTGCAGCGAGTAACGTATAATGAACGGGGGCAGGGTAGTACCTGCGGCAGGTAGCGCCTGTGGCAGGCGGTAGCGCCTGTAGCGGGCCAGACGGTAGCAGTTGTAGCGGCAAGCTGTTGCAGCGCAGGCGCTTACGCTGCTGGCGACTTCCGAACCCGCCAGGGGGGGCCCCGGGGGTATAGCCGGCCCCCGCAGCCAAAATTGTATCGTAAGGGAGCCGTCTTTTCGCGCCGGGGAGCGCTTGGCGTGGGATGGGTTGGGGTGTAGATTTGCCAGAAAGGCGTCTTGGGCGCAAATGCAGCTTGAGCGCAAAGGCGGCTTGGTTGTAGGGTCGCTGTACAGCGAAACAAGCGACAGTGAGTCGCAGGGGGTTGGTATGTCGAGTAAGAACTATGTGTATTCGGAAGAGAGTGTGATTGAGGCGTTGAAGGCGTCTCGGGGGATTGTGTCGGCGGCGGCTCGTCGTCTGGGTATGACCCGCAGGCAGCTGACGAGGCGTGTGAAGGATTCGGAGAAGCTCAAGGAGGTTCGGGATGATGCTCGGGCTGAGTTCTGTGATTTGGCTGAGTCCAAGCTGGTGGAGTTGGTGGAGGCTGGGAATGTGCCTTCGGTGTTGTTTGCGTTGAAGTGTTTGGCGAAGGACCGTGGGTATGTGGAGCGTGCTGAAGTTACGGGCAGGGATGGCAAGGACTTGGGTGAGGTGGTGATTCCCAAGCGGGAGGTCACGTTAGAGGAGTGGAAGGACAGTTTGAAGTTGGAGCAGCCGCTGCGGGAGAAGAAGAGTGCCTGACAACGTCTGGTCTCCCCAGCCTGGGCCGCAGGGTGCGGCGATTCGTTCCGGTCCGTCAGTGGACGAGTTGTTCTTTGGGGGAGCTGCGGGTGGGGGTAAGTCGGATTTCCTGTTGGGGGACTTTCTGACGGACGTGGATCAAGGATCTTCTTGGCAGGGGGTATTGTTTCGGCAATCTCACCCTGCTTTGGAGGACTTGGTGATGCGTTCTCAGCAGTTTTATCCACATCTGGGTGGAGATTTCAAGGTGGGATCTTCGCAGTGGATCTTTCCTGGCGGTTCTGTGCTGAAGTTCCGGCATTTTGAGACCGTGTTTGACTTTGTGAAGTATCAGGGATGGTCTTTGGCTTGGATTGGTTGGGACGAGCTTCCAGAGTGGTCGGATCTGAGTTGTTACAACCGGATGAAGTCGAGGTTGCGTGGACCGGCTCGGAACAAGCGGATTCGGGCGACCGGCAACCCTGGCGGGGCGGGTCATCGTGCTGTGCAGGACTACTTTAAGATCCCTTCTCGTCCGATTCCTTTGGATGAGGTGGAGCCTTTCGTAGACCCTGAGACTTCTATGGTGCGTTGTTTCATCCCTTCCAGGGTGCAGGACAACCGCAAGTTGTTGGATGTGGACCCTGACTATGTGCAGCGCCTGAAGGGGGTTGGTGATCCTGAACTCGTCAAAGCGTGGTTGGATGGGGATTGGAACTCTCTGGTGGGAGCTTTTTTCCCATGGTCTTCATTGAAGGTGGAGGTGGCTCCTGGTCAGGAGGACGAGGTTCCTGGGAACTGGCCCTTGTTTGTGGCGCTCGATTATGGGGAATCGTCGCCTACTTGTGCTTTGTTGATGGCGACCGACTATGATGATCGGGTTTGGGTAGTTGGGGAGTATTATCAGGAGGATCGTTACGCGGAGGAGCATGCTGTAGGGATTATGGACATGATTCAGGGCAATGCGTGGACCGGCGGCAGGTATCCAGACCGGATCTATGCTCCTCACGATATGTTCATTCGGCGTCGATTGGACGAAGATCGCCCGAATACGGCATCGGACATCTTCACAGAGGCTGGATTGTATCTGACTCCGACTTCAAGTGATCATAAGGCGGTGGTAAACCGCTGGCGGGTGACTAAGAACGCTTTAACGAGGGGTGATATGAGGGTATATCGCTTTCAATGCCCGAATCTGTGCCGTACGATGCCTATTCTGCAGCGAGACCCTCGAAAGCCGGAGTTGATCAAGCCGAAAAGTGAGGACCACGCAGCGGATGCATTGGGCTTGGGTATGTTATATGAATATGCAGGCTCCCCTCTTACCCAGCCGGAACCGGGAGGCCCTTTCCAGGCCAAGAACGTGCTGTCAAGCATTGTGGCGGGGGATGCAACTCATAAGCGGTATGGGTAGGGTATTTGACGTATTGAATTCACACTGTGTAGATTTGTTATATGGCAGAAGAAACCAAGTTAGCTGACACAGCTTCGCCTAAATACTGGCGTAGGGCGATTGAGATTGGCAAGGACGCTCGTAAGGAGCGCGTCAAGAACTCTAATCGTCTTCTTCAGCGATATGATCTGGAGTATAAGGACGCGATTAAGGGATTGGATCGGGTAATACGTATATCCCGGTTTTATCCTACGGTAAGGGCGATTATTGCAAGCACGTCGTTCCATTATCCTCGCGTGTTTTTGCGGGTGGAGAATGACGGTGCTGAATTGTCTTCTACCTTATTGGAGAAAGTCGCTAACGATTGTATTCAGCTGATGGGCGTAAAGGAACACGTCCAGCAGGCGATTTTCGATGCTTTGTTTTACGGGGTGGGTTGGCTCAAGATCGGTTATAACCCTACGGGGGACGATTCTATTGCCCCTTACGTCTCTAACGATTCAATGAGAGACGATTTTCCTTATGTGCGTCGAATCCCCGCGCAGAATCTTATAACCGACTCCATTACGCCTCCTCATATTCTTGGCGAGGGCCGGTATATCATTGAGGAGCAGTGGTTGCCGTGGGAGTTCCTCCGTAAGGACGAACGCTACAAGAACCGCCGTCAGATCAAGCCTACGTCGATATCTGATGACGATACGGACTTGCTTCGCATCAAGATCCCTGGCGAGGAAGGCGACGAGGAGTTGCAGGCGTTCAAGGACTCCATCGAGCATGGTCAGATGGTGCGGGTGTGGGAGATCCACGACCGTCTTCATCGGAAGCTGTATGCGATGGCCGATGGAGTGGACGGGTTCATCCGCGACGAGCCCCATCCGTTCCTTCGTCAGGAGGCGGTCACGGTGCCTGACCCGATTACTGGCGAGCCTCTGATGACGGGTGAGTTTGAGGACGGTCAGGGGTACTTGGTGCCCGAGGGCTTTCAGTATATACCGATCAAGTTCGATGCGTCAGGTGACGGGTACTGGCCGACTCCTCCGATTGAGTACATCGAAGACCTCCAGAACGTGATGGTCGAGTCTGTCTCTCGTAGAGCTGACCTTCTAAAGCGGTTCCCGCGCTTGACGGTCTTGTCTCCGAACGAGGCCAAGAAGGAACCTCTCATTGCGGAGAAGCTGAAGAAGTCTTCCGATGGCGACCTCAT